AAAGAAATGCACACAACTTCCCACTTGACTTAGCATCTGCTGAGACATCTGAAGTTGCACTTGTTGCTCCATCAGTAGGTTGACAAGAATCTGCGTGATATGATAAGATGGGAGGGTCAAACCTCCCATTTTTTTATGGATAATAAAATGATTGAAGAGATTCAGCAGTGGGAAAAGGAGTATCCCACTATGAATGGAGTCACCTTAAATAAAAGAGAGAAGGAACTTCTCGATGGTGCAGAGATGAAATCTCATGAGGGTATGGTATTCGGTAGGATGTATGCCGATTGGAAAAAACGTAAAGGGTATGAAGTATGAGTGGAGATTGTAAAGAACAACCAAATGTTTTCTATACTAAGGGAGCACCTATATTATTAGCAGAATGTTTGTTGAGTGAAGGTAAAGTAAAATCTCTTTATCGTATGGCAGATGAACCTGATAAAGTGTATATACATTTTCATGATAAGGTCACTGCTGGTAATGGTAGAAAGGTAGATTTCCCTGAAGATAAAGGTAAGGTATGTTGTCTCATCTCAGCATTATTATTTGAGAAGTTAGAGGAGTATGGAATTAAAACTCATTACTTAGGTACTCAGGGTTTTAATACTATGTTATGTAAGAAGGTTGATATTATTCCAATTGAAGTTGTGGTTAGAAATATTGCTGCTGGATCTATAGTTAGACAGACAACTATTAAAGAAAGGACTCAGTTTAAATGGCCATTGGTTGAGTTGTATTTGAAGGATGATGAGAAAGATGATCCACTTTTAACAACACAACGTGTGATAGAGATGGGATATGATATGGATACCATAGGTGAGATGGAGGTAGTAGCAATGGAGGTTAATAATATTCTTAAGGATGTCTTTACATCTATTGGGTTGACATTAGTTGACTTTAAATTAGAGTTCGGATATGATGCAGATAAAAATTTACTTCTAGCAGATGAACTATCACCAGATAGTATGCGTCTATGGGAGGATGAAACTAATGAAAGTTTTGATAAAGATCTGTTTAGAAAAGAGACAGGTAATATAATGAATGCATACACACATATATTAAATCAATTAAAGACATGAAGATAAAATTTTATACCATTCGTGGGTGTGCTCACTGTGCTACAATGGAACAGTTGTGTGATAGAGCAGGTCTTCCTTATGAGAAGGTACTTGTTGGAGAAGAAGATGGTTGCACTATATCAATGTTTGATTTCACCGCAGCATATTCTAATGCTAAAGGGTTTCCATATGTTATACTAGATGACGAACCTGTTGGTGGTCTTGTCGAGGCTGCTAAAGTCTTTCTTGATAAAGGATTGGTAAGTACTAAAAAGAAATGAGTGAACTTAAAATAAATAGAGGTATCGAGCTCATGCTTAGGAGGGCTAAACCGAAGGAACAAATCAAACCGAAAGGGTTTGAAATTCATAAAACATTAAACTTCCTAAAGAGAAGAGTCTACTTCAACTTTGAAATTAGGTGGGAAAAGAAAACTTAGCACGGAGTTGACATGGATTCATCAATCTTGATTTATTTTTCAGCAGCAATATCATTAGTCTTCTTATTAATTGGAGGTGTTGTTGGTTGGATATGGAACGACAAGACAAATCAGTTCTTGTATGCAGCACAGGAAGAAGAGGTTGACTATATTCATCCAGAGATGCTAGATGATAATGGTCATTGGATCAATGAAGAACTCCTTACTGTCCGTTTCTTAAATGAAAGTGCGGAAGAAGATGAGGAATAAATAATCATAACAGGAAACTAACTATAGATCATGCAACTATTACTTAATGAAGTCTTACAAAAGGTAAGCAATGCGAAAACCAAAGCACAAAAGATTAAACTCTTACAGCAGATGAACTCTCCAGCATTGAGGGCGATTCTTATTGCTAACTTTGATGAGAGTGTGATCTCTATGCTCCCAGATGGAGACGTTCCGTACAAAAAGAACGAAGCACCAGAAGGTACAGAGCATACTAAACTCATTCAAGAGTATCGTAAACTCTATCTGTTCTTTAAGGGTGGTGCTAACATAAGTCAAACAAGACGTGAGACTTTGTTCATTCAATTGCTTGAGGGATTACATGAGAAGGAAGCAGAAGTGCTAACTCTTATGAAAGATAGAAAGATCGGCAAGCGTTGGAAGATTACACGTCAGTGTGTTGAAGAAGCGTTTCCACAAATATCATGGGGGAATAGAAGTTGAAAATAATACATGAAAAGTGTGACCCTAAACTAGCACAAGATAAGAAACTACCTTACACTGCCTACCTAGTACAGTATGAAGTTGAGGGTAAAGAAACTTATGATATTGCTATGGGTGACAGTCAAGTAGAAATATTTGACACATACTATGATAAGTATAAGAAGGGATTGAAGTGGTTGAAGCAGAGTGAAGGTAGACAGAAACCTAACATGTGGAATCCTACTGCTGCTACACCACCTAAGAAAAAAAGAAAGAAAATCCAACAACAACCAGAGGGAGAATAATGGATATAGATTCAGATCCAAGAGGTCATTGGTGCATTTATTATTGTAAGACTGGAGACCAAACTAACTGGAAAGTTATGAGGAGACAGAACAGTGATGGTGTTCTTGTATCTGCATCTACATACGATGAAGTGTTCAAGTTTGTGAAGTATAAAACTGCTTTTGATTTTGCTAGAGGGTTAGTGTTTCCTGAAGGAAACTATGATGCTACTGTGAAGAGAGTTAATAAAGCAAGAGGTACTTCTTTCTATCTTGCAGGGTGTTAACATGCTATCAACCAAGTATAGATTAGAGCTTACGGACATCTGTTGTAGAATGATTACAACAGATGGTGTGCCTGTGACATTAGAAGAAAGGATTTGGATGAACAAATTGTGTGAGAATAATTCACATGCTAGAGGTATTGCACATAGATTGTTACTAAATAATGAGTCATCCTAGGAGAAATTTAATGTGGAACGTTCAGTTGGGTAAGACACTCACTAAAATAAAAGACTGGGACAAAGCAAAAGCAAAATGGTTTCAGGACAAGTTTAAATTGACTGACTATCAAATGTTATGCATTGCGTTCGGTAAAGGACTCATCATTGGAATATTATTACCCATAGGATTATGATTAACTTATTAGCAGCTGCTTCACTGGATCTTAACGAAGCATGGAACCTGTCATGGGGAGAAGGTATTCAGTTCATACTGGTACTTGCTTTTGTGTATTGGTTGAAGGTAAAGATAGACACACGAGCTGGTCTAGGTAAGAAAAAATTGAGACAGTTGAAGACAGTAATTAAAGAGGCAATCCAAGAAGCAAAACAAGATTAAAATATTATTAAATTGTATCAGATTACACACTTCTACTTGACTATATAATATACATGTGTTAGTATTAACACAATCGTTCAACCTCATTAGAGGTCGCAAGTAAGCCGACACGGAACGGATTCGTTCATCCTTTTACGAGGACGCAAATGCCGACTGAAGGAACGGGGCCACAATCCCTACTACTTTGGAGAAAGCCAATGGCACAAGTCACTTACCGTGGAGTCGTCTACGACTCTGAAGAGTATCGCAAGTTAGTTCTTGACGAAGCTCAGAAAAACAGGAACCATGATCTAATGTATCGTGGTGTCAAAGTTACTAAGAAGTTAGTAACAGCATAATCAAAATTCATTTTTTGATTCCATAAATCCAGGAAAATTTTTTCCTGGATTTTTTTGTTGCAGAACCTGATACCTGTGCTATAATAAATACCTAGTAACATTAGTTAGTTATGCCTAAGTTAGAAGGAGAGCAGCTTCTCAAATTGAGAGAGCATACTCTCATGTTATTGATGAAAAATTTTCCGAAGCATCGCTCGAAATATATCTACGAGTGTGCTGATGATTGGTGCAATAAACAAGTCACTACAAATGGAATATTATCTTACTTCAAGGCATACTATGGAAAGTATGAAGGACAAGAAGGCAGCAAAGAAAATTATTAAGAGAGCAAAACATAATCCTCAACTTTATAGCAAAGATGAGGTAAAGTATGCTAAAATATACCTGAAACGTCACAAGCGTGAAAAGAAACAACATGAACGTGAAATTAGTGAGCGTGACTCCAGACGCAGAGAAGCACATGGGTTACGTAGCGAGGGTGAGCAACCCAAAGAACCAAGACAATCCGAACGTCGCTGGTTTGTTAAGTTACTGCATAAAGCACGGTCATTGGTCCGTCTTTGAGCAAGCACATATGACTGTGGAAATCGAGACCACTCGTGGACTTGCAGCACAGATACTAAGACATAGATCATTTACATTCCAAGAGTTCTCACAACGTTATGCTGATGTGAACTGGTTGAAGATGGGTATACCTTTACCAGAATTACGCAGTCAGGACAGTAAGAATCGTCAGAATAGTATAGATGACATACCAGAAGAACAACAGAAGAGGCTCAAGAACCAGATCTCTAGGCATTTCTATGAAGCGATGGACTTATACAATGAACTTATACGTGAGGGCATTGCGAAGGAGTGTGCGAGATTTGTTCTCCCATTAGCATCACCAACCAGATTGTATATGACTGGTAGTGTTCGTTCATGGGTTCATTACGTAGACCTACGCACTGGACATGGTACTCAGAAAGAACACATGGATATTGCTAATGAGTGTAAGAATATACTTATAGATGAGTTTCCTGTATGTGCTAAGGCACTGGAGTGG